CCTAAGTGGTGGAAACATAACGGATTTGAACCAAGTTTTTACCTCGTTCCCTAACCGAATTGACTTCCAGAAAGACGCAATTGCAGGGCAAAAATCGCGTGCAGTGGCGGTTATCTTTATCGAAAATGAGATTGAAACGCGATTAGCCTTAGGTGGCGAACATTCAGGTGTTAAACGTATCGATTACAACGTGGCGGTTCAAGTATTCCACCATTCAATGTGGGACGACGGCACGAAAGTCATGGACGATTTCGATGTTACCCTCGATGGCATAAAAGACCTGCTCAGGTCTGACCACCGTTTCGGCGACACCACTGGTACTTTGATTTGGCAGGGTGCAGAGCCAGCCATCGATGTTTCTTACGGCGTGCCTAAGAAGATAAACGGAGCAGCGACGGAAACGTGGGCTGCTATCAGATTTACCGTGACGCAGATATTCAATGCGTAACGGGATTAAGCCGACCAACCTCTCAGTCCGCCTTCCGCTGAGAGGTTGGTCTTCCCGTGGGTAAATCGTTTGAAGTTCGCGGAGTGTCCGACGTTTTAACTTCTTTAGATAAACTTACAAAGAAGACTGAACTTGCGGTTAAAACCGCTACTAGCAGGATGGCGTCTGAGGCTGAACGGGAAGTTAAGCACCAGATTAAGGGTCACCACAAAGAAGGAACTAAAACACCTTCCGCTGTTGGTAGTCCGCCGACCAATATCACGGGTACGTTGCGTGCTTCGGTTACTCACGAAGTTAAAAAGATAGGGTTTGCTGAGTTTTACGCGTGGATTGGACCTACCGCTGTTTATGGTCGTGCTGTTGAACTCGGCGCACCTAATTGGGAATCGGGCGTTACTTATCCGTTTGTCGCACCTGCCGCTAGGAAGTTAACGGAGTCGGGTAAATTGAGGGAGATTTACGTGAACACTCTTAAATCAATTCTTTACAAGTAAAGGAACAAAAGATGCCAGCATATAAGTCAGTTAACGATGAGATTCGCGTATACCCAAGTTTAAGGTTGGTTATCAACCCCGACGAGGTGGTACAATTGGAACATGAGGTAGACCTGCATGGTCTCGTACTGGTTGATGGGGCTAAACCAGCAAAATCAAAACAAACCGAACCGACACAATCAGCCGTTGAGGATTCAACGATTGACAGCACCCAAGGAGCGTAGAGCATGGCTTTACCACGTTATAAATCCTTTCTAGGCATCGCTAAAGAGGCTTCACGAACTGCAGGTACAAATCCGACAGCGGTTGCCGCTAGCGATTTTATCCCTGTTAACACCATCACGCCGTTTGACAACATTAAATATCTTGATGATAACAACTGGCGTGGGTCGATGGTTGAGACTTACGGCACGGTACAAGGTGTTTACCATGCGGAATTTGAATTTGGCGGAAACGTATTCCCTGACACTATTGGCTATGCGGTTGCTGGTGTTCTGGGTGCGGTCACTACGACTGGTTCTGCAGCCCCTTATTCACATGCAATCTCGACTAAGAACACAAGTTCAGGTCAGGCTACGTCTTACACTCTTACCGATTACAACTCATACAATGCGCGTCAGTTTGCAGGGTGTCAGTTTGGCGGTTTGGATTTCAAGTTCAACGCTGATGGTTTGCTTGATTACACGACTACGGCGCAAGGTTACGTTTCAGCACTTGCTGCTGTTCAGCCTCCAACGTTAGCCCCTTCATATAGTACGGTTGTAAACGTTCCTTCGTGGACTGGTGTTACCACTATTGGCGGTTCTGTAACGACTAAATTGACTGAGGGCAACGTGAACATCACTCGTCCGTTGACGCCAATCTTTACGGTTGACGGCAACCAAAATCCTTACCAAATCTTCCAAGGTGCGGTCAGTGTTGACGGCGCATTAAAACTTGTTTTTGAAGATGACACTGATTTGACTCGTTACTTGACCAACACCCAGCCTTCTTTGGACATTTTGTTCTCACAAGGCACTGGTTCAACGTTAACAAGTGTTCAGTTGCATTTAAACAAGTGTGCGTTCCAAGTCGCTAAGATTGACCGTTCACAGGATTACGTTACTCTTGACGTGACCTACAAGGCTATCGCTAATACGGTTGATGCTGACGCTACTTCAGGTGGCTATTCTCCTATTAAGGTCACTTTGCAGAACGCAAAGGCAAGCGGTACTTACATCTAAACAACAATAACTAGAAGGAAGGCACACCATGCGAACGGATATTTTTAACGGTTGGGTCGAATTGCGCGACCCTGATTTAGTCCCCGAACGTTTACGACGTCCAGTGTTTGAAAAAACTATCAAGGCTTCACAACTGGCTAGTGAGATTGAAGACGACCCAACCGTTATGGGGTTTTTTAGTGAATTGAACGACGTGTTGGCGGTGGCGTTAATTGAAGCGTGGTCTTTCGGCGATGCGATTACTGTAGATGCGTTGCAAGATTTACCTGCTAAGGCTTACGACGACATTCGTAAATTGGTATCTCCTCTAGTTTCCAAGATGATTCCTGATTTTGGAGACGATGTCGAAGACCCAAAAGCAACTACCGTGAGTTAGCCCGTATCCGTTGGGTGTTCAAAAACGGTAGCGTAGATGAACGCCATGGGGTTTCACCACTGCTGCGTGACTACTTATTGGTAAAACACTTTGGCTGGACGAAAGACCAAATTGATGCTCAACCTGCGGTGTGGCTTGATTGGATGCTTGCTATTCACGGTGAGGCTTCTGAGATTGAAAATTCAAACAACAGTTAACATTATAAATCCGTTCTAGTTTGTGAGGTAATCGTGGCGCAAGAATTACCGCCTATCTATATGGAGTTTAAGGCTGACATTAAGAATATTACTGAGGCTTTGACTAAGGTTGAGAAGCAGTTAAGTGATTTCGACAAGAAGGCTAAAACTACGAGTGACCATGTGGACGGTTTGAAGGCGCGTACTGTTGCCGCTGGTGCGTTGATGGCGGCTGGCATCGAGAAGGCTGCGCACGAGATTATGAAATTTGGCAAAGAAACAATTTCGGCGTTTCAAGATACGGGCAAGGAAGTTAGGCAACTTCAACGTACTATTGGCGGTACGGCTGAAGACGCTTCTCGTTTGCGTTTTGCTGGTGACGAATTGGGCGTTTCTGTGCAGAACATGGGCATGGGTCTAAAGATTCTTGCAGGTCATTTAGACAAGAACGACGACCAGATTAAACGTATGGGCATTTCATATCGTGATACTCATGGTGATATATTACCTACGAAAGATGTGTTGGCTAATCTGGCTGACAGGTTTGCTTCTATGCCTGACGGTTTGCAAAAGACTGCGTTGGCTACTGATTTATTTGGTCGTTCTGGTCAAAAGATGATTCCGATTTTGAATCAAGGCAAGAAGGGTCTACAGGAGTTTTACAAAGAGTCTGACAAACTCGGTGTCACCATGTCTGGCAAGGATTTAAAAGCCGTTAAAGAATACAGTTTAGCCCAGAAGAAAATGGGCGAGGCTATTAAAGGCGCACAGATGACTATCGGTCGTGATTTGTTGCCGATGCTCACACGTTTAGTAGGTTACATCACTGAAAATGTAGTGCCGTGGTTTAGGGCGTTTGCTAACGGTTTGACTGGTAAAAAAGGCGTAAACGACGGGCTTAATTCTGCTGCTACGTTTGCACACAACTTGGGCGAGATGATTCGCAGTACCATCGGTTTTGTTGTTAAATATAAAGACCAACTGGCTTTGTTGGCGGCTGTACTGTTCTCGCTGTTTGCTGGTATGAAGGTCGCTGGTGTTGTTACCGCTGTCGTGGCGGCTATCGGTGCGATTGCTGCGGCGTGGGAAGCGGTCACGGCTGCGGCTTCTGCTGCGGCTGTTGCTGAAGATATTGCTTCTGGTGGCACTATGACGGTGGTTCAGGCTGGTGTGGCTGTAGTGGCTACGGCTGGTGTGGCTGGGGCTATTGCGTTGGCTTACAAGAAGTTAAAATCGTCGTTACCTTCTGCGCCTGAAGTGGATATTGCTATTCCTGCGATGGAGAAGGCAAAGGGGTGGAAACCTGCCGCCGTTGCTTCTGGTGGTAAGGACACCAGCGGTGGTGGTGGTGGTAAGCCTGACCAAACTTTGTTCCAGCAGTTAAAAGAAGAATCGCGCAAAATGCGAGCACGCGTTGCGTTGCTTAAACTTGGTGCTTCTAAAGGTCTTGTAGATTCGGTTATGGGTTCTAGTGACTGGAGTTCAGAGTTCCAGAAACTTGTTGCTGGCGGTCGCAGTGCGGTGGCGGAGATGCAGTTGTTGTACAGTCACACCGCCGATGGTATTTCGGAAGTTGCTAAAGCACATAAGGCGTTGGCAGACGCTGCTAAGAAATCTGCAGCGGCTACGGCTAAAGCAAACGAGGAACAACGGGCTTTGAATAACACCATGATTAGTTCGCAATCGTGGCTTGCGGCACATACGGCTGGTACTTTACAGTCTAATGTTGGTTCGGTTACTGTGCCTGTTTCGATTGATGGACGTGAGGTGTTTAGGGCTGTGCAAACACAGTCTACCCGTAACAGTCGTCGTAACATCTCTAACGGTTTGACGTTTACTGGTGCTGTACTGTGAGCCGTGACATTCCGTATGTGGGCGTTAGTTTGTCCCCGTATGTGCAACCCAATACCGATTGGTACGCGCGGTCTGTTTTGAAATCGAATGCCAACACGCCTACCAGCACTACGCCAACATCTTTGTATCAAAACATTACGGGACGCACATATTCGTTTAAAACTAGGCGTGGTCGAACTTATGACCTTGGGCGTACCGAGTCTGGCGTAATGGATTTGCGCGTAGATAACTCTGATGGCGCGTTGAATCCGCTGGTGGCTGGTAACAATTTATACCCGTTTTGCCCTGCTCGCGTCACAGCAGCGTACCCAACATCAGGCAATATTCTTAATAACACGAATCAAGGCTACATCGGTAAAGTTACGGCGTTTGTTACCGCCGTTAGTAGTTCTGGTGGATTTGTTACTTACACTTGTGCTAACACGTTTCAAGTCGGACAACAGGTTTCTGTTACTGGTCTGGCAGGATTAAATCTGTCAGCGCAGATTGTTTATTCCGCTACGACTACGTCGTTTGTAGTGCAAAATGCGACTACAGGCTCGTTTACTAATCAGACTGGTACAGCATCGCTCGATTTACCTGCAACGTGGGCTGACTCTTCTATTAGCGTCTGCGCAAACGATTCTAATTTTGAGTTAGGTGTAATTAGTAATTGGTACAACGTTCTCGGTAGTCCTGCTCCTACTGTCGGTACTACAGGCGGTTACGCAAGTTCTAATTTTATGAGCCTTGCGTCAGGTAACACGTATTTGCTAGACGTACCTGTGGTGGCTGGCAAACCGCTCACGGTGTCGTTGTGGTACAAGTCTAGTTCGTCCAGCACACTGAAGTTGTTTGACGGTGGCTGGATAAGCAGTGGCACAACGGCTACGGCTAGCGTCACTTTGTCTGCTTCCGCCTCGTATACACAGTTCTCGGTCACGTACAACTCGACTGCGCCTAAGTTAACACTGGCTATCGTGACTGGTGGCGCGTGTTCGGTGGATGGCGTGCGCGTGGAGTTCGGTTCGTCCGTGACGGCTAGCACAGAAACGCCCACCATTTACAATTTGTTTAACGGTTTTGTGGAGCGTTTCCCACAGTCATTCCAAGCACCTAACCGCGGTGAAGTTAATATGACTGCTACGGATGCGGTGTCTCTCATGTCGCAGAACTCTCTAGTAAACCCGTATGCGGCTTTGGCGGTACAAGACGCCAGCACTTATCTCTACTTCCCGTTGAATGAATCGGATAGTATTAGTGTTGATGTATATTCGGCTGTTCACAGTTCTGGTGTTATTACTTACCGTTCGTTGAACTCGTTTGTTGTGGGCGACTATGTGACGGTCACGGGCATGGGTGCTAATAGTGTTGAGAATAAAGCGGTCACGTTTAGTGACGGTATAACATTCAAGGTTTCTGCGACGGGTTCGGGAACTGTGTACGGGGCTGGTGTTGCTACTGCTACACGTGTCTATTCACAGTCAGGTAATGCGTACGCGAACACTACGGCGGTGGGCTACACGACTGGTTCTGGCACAATCGCGCTGGGCGAACAGAATACGCTTGCAGGTTTTAATGGTGATACCAACATTCATTTCAGTACGACAAGTAGTGCCGATGTTGCAGAGATTACTGCGCTTATCCCTGCAGGCGTGCAAACTTCTGTCGGTACGAATTTTATGCTTGACGTTTGGGTGAAGTGGGATACGGCAGGTACGTTCCTTAACCTCGGTCACGCTAGTGGTATTACTACAACTGTTGGTGTGACTACTACAGGATTCTTGACGGCTACTCGTAGCGGTGCAGGTGGCGGTACGGTTACGCAATCTGGTAACGCTAATCGTTTCCAGACAGGCGTGTGGCGTTTGGTGCGTGTTTATTACGACGGCACTAACTTGAAACTGGGCATGGCTGATTATGATTCAACAACGGCTACATCTATTTACGGATTTGGTTTCAGCACGCTTGCTGTTCCTGCAACCAATGTGTTGTCGTTTACGCTAGGTTCGATTCTGTCTGGATTTGTCGGGTCGTGTGCAGCGTTCCGTTATGGTGCGTACAGTTCAACTAATCAAGGTTCAGCAATCACTAAGAATTTATTTCAGGTCGGGTGGACTGGATACAGTGGTGCAAAGACGGGTTCACGTTTTGCCGATGTGATGCAAAACTACTCGGGGTTCAACTACACACCTATTGCTGCTGATTTGGGTATTAATCATTCGGGTGTTATGAATCTTGCTAACCGTACTTTGCAAGATGTCGTGCAGGTCACGTCTGACACTGAACAAGGCTATTGGTATGTAGACGGTTCAGGTTTTGTGACGTTCAAGGACCAGACTCACCGCAAATACACTACGCCGAATCTTACGCCCGTTCAGTTTGCTGATAACGCCACAGATATTCAGTATGATGGTACTTCTGTTGTGGTGAATTACGATTTAACTTTCGTGTATAATCAAGTGACGGTGACTTGCAACGGGTCTGCGTTTTACGCTGAGGATGCAACCAGCATTAACCGTTACTTTCCGCGCACTTTAAATATCGCTACGGAGAACGCTTACCCGTCGGAGGTTTCGACGTTGGCTACCACTTTATTGTCTAAATATAAAGACCCGAAAGCACGTCTGGAGACCATCACGTTTACGCCTGTTCGCAACCCATCTACGTGGGGTGCTCTGTTGGGGCTTGAGGTCGGTGACTTCGTGCAGGTGACTCGTTCACCGCTGGGTGCTACCGCCATCACATTCAAGGGTTGGGTTGAGCAGATTGAGCATGAGTTTGATGCGCAGTCTGCGGACTGGTTAACCCGTATCACTGTTTCACCACATCTACCGACCTCATAGAAAGTTCGACCATGACTGACCTGCCTGTTGCCGCTAATGTTGCACAAGTTGCTAGCCTTGTTTTTCCCATTATTGCTGGGGGTTGGGGGGTGTGGCGCAAGATTGACCGTAAGCAGGTTGAGGCGCATTACGAGACTATCCGCATGAGTGATAAGTTAGACGTCATAGAGAAACAGTTCGGTCCTAATGGTGGCGGTTTGCGCGAAGCGGTAAACAACATCTCTATCAAGTTAGACAAAATAGAATCCCGTCAGCAGTCTATTGGTGACGAGGTAGCCCGACTCACGGGCAAGTTTGACCAACACATTAAGGAGAACTAGAAATGGCATATCCAGTAAAGAATCCTCACGTGACTTGTGAGTATGGTGTAAAAGGCAATCAGTGGATGTCGGGCTGGCATCAGGGTGTTGATTTTGGCGCACCTATTGGAACGCCCGTATATGCAGTGGCGGACGGCATTGTTACGTCGGTAGGCAAGCAAGGTCCGAACCTTGGTAAGTTCTCGCCTACTATCAAGCATAAGTTCCATTTCCGCACGTACTACTGCACTTATGCTCACGTGTTGAAGTCTTATGTGAAGGCTGGTGACATCGTGAAGATTGGTCAGCACATCGCCGATGTTGGTGTTGAGGGCAACGCGCATACTGGCTCACATCTTCATTTCGAGGCACAGCCTACTCCGTTCTGGCAAGTGGGTAAGGGCGTCAATCCAAAGTGGATTTTCCGCTACAAGGGTAAAGGAAACTGAAATGTCAAACGATACAATCACTAAGTTAGGTCTGGCGTTGGGCACGTATGCTCGCGCTTTGGTTACTTGTTTGCTTGCGGAGTTGGTGGTGTCTGGTGTACCGTCCAGCAATGCTGATTTTGTGAAGTTTGGTCACGCGGTGTGGGTGGCGTTTCTGCCTGTTGTGTTGCGTGCGTTGAATCCGAATGACTCTGCGTATGGGGTAACCAAGTAAACCTCAATTTGCCACGGTGGCTAGTCCTGTGATTGACTTGGTTCAAACGAAAGGAGCGGTCTAATGGCTGTTACAAATGAAGAGTTCGCGGAGCGCGTGGGCTGCCATTTCACGATGGCGTCTCGTATGAGAAATGGTCACCGTCTGCCGAGCGTTCGCACACTTATCAAAATCTCGCATGAGTTCGATTTGAAGATGGACGACCTTTCATCAGCGTATGAGAACGGTCCGAATTCGTTCAGTTCGTTCTTGCGCGAGAATATCTTCGACACTGTCGAGAATCCGAGCCTAGTCGCGTAGCGTCTAGTCTCCCAAAAGCCGACCCGTCGGCGTCGTTTCCCAGCGGCAACTCTCCTTCTGCTGGTTGAGACACGCCGACGGGTCTTTTTTGTACCCCCCTATTTGACAGGGTGGCAACCGATATGATTGACTTGTTGTATGAGGGCAACAAAGCCCCCAATCGAAGGAGAGTTCGAATGAAGACCACCAAGCCCACGCAAGCCACAATCAACGCCATGCTCTCATCTGCAGATGCAAGCGTCATCACAGCCAAGACCGCCCTCAACGCCGTCGCTTGGGCATTCGCTCAAGCAGGTATCGATAACGACGCTATCGCGAAAGCCATCGCAGCCGTCGCTGAACTCAGCGTCACCGTCAATCTCGAAATCTCGCACGCAGACGCCGAAGCACGCGCCCGAATCGACGCAACCGCGAAGGCAATCAAAGCCCACGCCAAAGCCATCAAAGCCTCTCGCGTAGAGGCTGGTGCTTAGTCATGACAAGCGAGGAAATCAAGAACCTAGCACACGAATACATCACGGGCGCAGGCAAGCCAAGCCTCGAAGACCTCGACACCGTAATCGACTGGCTCTACATGATGTGGGAAGCAGGCGCAATCCCTGACGGCACGGACGGCATCTGCGACGACATCGCATCGCCAGCCCTACGCGTAATCAACCTGCTACACACAACAGCCCTCGCACGCGAGAAGTCACTAGCCATTACCAAAATCAAGAAGGAATACGCCGACAAGCACGGCATCCCATTCAGCCAAGTACGAATCAACAAGGAGAGTAAGTAATGAACACACTAATCGACTGGACCTTTGAAGTCACGACCCGTTACGGTCGCCCGTCCGTCAAGTTGACCAATAACGCGACAGGCTACAGCACTTACGGCACACTTTGGAGCGATATGGGTGTCGGCTACGATGCAGCAGACATCTCGTCTATCACGTCCGACGTGCACGCCCAAGTCAAAGCCCTGCTCACCAAAACGGAGGTCTAATCATGTTTGAACGCTGGAATAACGCACCGTGGACCGCTCGCGGATTTAAATTCAAGAGCATCGTCGAGACCATAATCGGAATTGCCGTCGTAATCCTAGTTCTAGGTTTCGTAGGCTGGTTAGAAACGCACTAGTCGAAACGCCCTCGGGCGTCTGTTGGGGCTGACCGCCCAGCACCGATGAGACAGGTCACAGAAGGAGATACCATGAAGACCCAAACAGGAATGAAATTCCTACGCAATCGCATGAACGAACTAGGCTACACCTCACTTGAGCAGGTGGCGGTCGCAATCGGCATCAACCGAGGCAACCTCTGGCGGTACTTCACGCTTGAAACCCGACCAAGTATCGCCGTACTACCGCCTCTGTGCAAGGCTTTGGACAGTACCCCCCATGAGATTCT